GCCTCCGTCGCCCTCCAGCGCGCACCCCAGGGCACCGCGGTGATGCTGCAGGCCGTGGAGACCGGCCACGAGCTCGACGACCTGCACACCGGCCGGGACATCGACATGCGCGGCGCCGTCGAGGACGAGGGCGTGGAGCACTTCGCGTTCGCCGCGCAGGGCCACCTGGCCGAGGGCGAATGGCTGCGCCTACGGGTCAACCCCGCCGCCGCGGTCTCGGTCACCGAGGTCCGCGCCGCCGTCACGACGTACTGATGTCCGCCGAGGAGCTCACCGCCGCCGCCGCGGTCACGTTCGTCCTCGGCCTGACCATGACCGTCGGCGTACTCATCGGGATCTTCGGGCTGCTGCTCGGCTGGATGTTCGGCAAGCGCCGTCCTTAGAGCCCGGCGAGGTCCCGCACGGTACGGGCGGGGACCACGAGCGTCCCTCGAGGCCCCCAGGGCAACGCCCCGAGCTCCTCGGCGTGCCGTCGGATCGCCGTCTCCGGGATCCCCAGGTACCTCGAGGCCTCCTCCAGCGTCAGCAGGGCCGGCTTCTGGTCCAGGGCCTCGCTCAGGCTCGTCGGCTCAGCGGCCGCACCGTTCACCCGCGCCACGTCCTGACGTGTCACCTGACGTGTCACTGACATGTCAGGTGACGTCACCTGACGGACGGCGTCGGCGGGGATGAACCAGCGACCGTCGGGCGCCTTCGTCGCACCCGGCAGCTCACCGGCCTTGAGCCAGCGCAGCACCGTGCGCTCGGACGCGCCGACATGCTCGGCGTACTGAGCAGCGTTCACAGAATCCTCCAGAATGGGATTGCATCGGTTCGGCCCCGGCCAGGACCTTGCCCATGCGGAGGGCAAGGTCCTGGCCTTTGTCTGCGGCGTCCCATAAGGCGCCAAACTCCTAATCTCTAGATCTGTGGCCTAACGCCCGAAATGGCCGCTGACCTAGGCTGACGCGGCGATGTCACCCTGACGTGTCGTGTCGGGCATGACCTCCAGGGCGGACAGCCGCGACGACGCTGACGCCACTAGAGCTCGCCCCCGGACATCACTGAGCCTCACGTAGCGGCGGGTCGTCTCCGAGCTCGCGTGCCCCAGCAGCTCGGACAGCACGAGCAGGTCGCGGGTGTCCTCGTAGGTGACCGTGGCGAACCAATGCCGAAGCGAGTGCATGGTGTAGCCCTGATCGAGCCACCGGCCCACGACCTTGCCGACCCAGCGCGCGGAGAGGTGCCCGTTGATCCGGCCAGGGAACACGAAGCCCTTCGGCCGGCGCAGTAGCTCCCGCGCGAGCATCGGCGGCAACGGCACCACCCGTTCCTTGCTGCCCTTGCCGTGGACCACCAGGGAGAACTCACCGCGCTTGGAGCCCGCGATCACGTCGCGGGTGTGGACCTGGGACACCTCGCCACGGCGCATCCCGCACTCGGCCGCCAACCGCACCATCAGCACGTCGCGCTCCGGCGCCGCGGCCACCGCCGACTTGAGGACGTCGTCGTCGCACGGCCGCGGCCGCGGCGGCGCCGCCCGCACGATGGCCAGGGGCAACGCCGGGTCTTCCGCGGTGCGCCCCGATCCGACACCCCACCGGTAGAAGCCCTGCAGCGTCGAGCGCACCGAGCGCCGCCGTTCCTGCGCCCAGTCACGCGACGCCATCCACTCCAGCAGGTCATCGGTGTTCAGCCGCCACGGGCTACGCCGTCCGGCCCACCGCGCCAGCATCTGCAACTGCTGCCGGCGAGACTTCACCGTCTCAGGGCTTCGGCCCGCGCCCTTCAACGCCATCAGGTAGCCGTCGATCTCACGTGCCCACGTAGGGGTGGGCTCCCGCATCGTCTTCATGACCAATCAGCGACCACGCGCTCCGCTCGATACGCGGCGTATGCCTCGTGCTTCCAGACGCGGTACTCGAGCAGCTCGTTCCACCGGGCGTTGGCGATGCTGGTGACGGCGGCGAGTTCCGCGAGGTTCTCGGCTCTGTGCTCAGGCGACGAGATCTGCCACGGCCTCCAGAGCGCACGCGACCAGTTGGCCTGCTCGTGCGCAAGGGCGTCCCACGTCGGTGCGTCGTGAATGGCTCCGAGCCACATCAGCTCGATGCTCGACAGCGAGCTCATGCCGCGAGCTCCAGGTCATCGACGCGGACAGAGCCGGCATGTCCTTGTCTGCCCACGAGCAGCGCGTGAAAGCCCAGGCGCCGCCAAACTCCTGACCAGAAGGTTAGGGGTTCGAGTCCCTTCGGGCGCACAGTCTCGTCCTCGCCGAACAGCCAGCCCACCGAGACCCCGAGGGTCTCGGCCAGGACCACCAGGTCACCGGCGAACCAGGCACTCTCACCACGCAGGCGCCGCGACAGCGTCGACTGTGTGATGCCCAGAGCCGATGCCACCTCGCGCTGCTGAAGCTTCCGACGCCACAGCACGTGGTGCACCCGCTGCCCGATGAGGACGTCAATCTCTGCTCTCTGCACGGTCGCTCCCATGCACTGATCCTGGGCCGTCGTGGCAGCATCCGTCAACACACCGCGCCATAAGGCCATGATTGACACGGCATGCATGAGCTGCATAGCGTCACGCCACATGACGACCCGTGATAATCACCGCAGTACACCCGAATCGGACGAATGGCTATCCGTCACGTCCGCCGCCGAGCTGCTCAGCGTCAGCCGCCGCACGATCTACCGGTACATCGAGCTTGGCCACCTGGAGAAGCGCATCCTGCCCGGCAACCGCGTCCGACTGGCCCGCGCCGACGTGCTCGCGCTGCTCAGGGAGTCGCGAGCATCATGACCGGGCGCGCGTTCGTACGTCGGCGGGGCACTACCTCGATGCCCAACGCGACCATCTACGACAAGCGCCTCTCCTGGTCGGCCGTCGGGATTCTGCTCGCCCTGCTCTCACGCCCCGATGAGGCTGGTCACGGATACCGGGACCTTGCCGGCCGGGGCATGGGCGAGAAGGCAGTCCGCACCGCGCTAAAAGAGCTCGGCGCCGCCGGCTACCGGCACCAGGTGAAGATGCGCAACCCCAGCACGACAGGGCGCGGCGGCACCGGGCGCTTCATCACCTTGACCCTCACGAGTGAGGATCCGATCACCGAGGCCGACGCCCGAAAGTGGTTCCTAGAGAACGCGGATCGGTGGCTCAACCGTGCGGCAATACCTGCCGCACGGTCCCACCAGGGACAACAGGCCAAACCAGCAGGTGGGACCGTGCGGCACGAGGCGCGCCCCGGTAACCCGCAGACCGGTACAGCGCGGCATCTCTCTAACGAGAGCCAAGGTGAAGAATCACTTCGTTCTCTTCACCGGGATATCCAAAGCGATGAGTTTCCACAGCCCACCGCCTCGCCGCCGAATCAGCGGGCGCCCGAGCCCCTCGAGGTCTGTGAGCACGGCGAACCTCTCGGCCTGAACGCGAGCGGCGTCATCCGGTGCCCGAAGTGCCGACATCGCGCCCAGCTGGCGATCGGGGCCAGCCATGACTGAGCTCCGCCGCGAGGTGTTCGGGATCGAGGTTCGGGTGACGCGGGACCCGGAGGGTGCCCGCGCCGTCCTGCTGCAGCTGCCTCACGGGTTCGTGGTGATGCGCCCAGAGGACGCGCTCCGGGTCGCCGCGATGCTGCTCACCACCGTCGACGAGCTGGAGCCGACCCGTGAAGCGTGAGCGGGTCGAGGCGCAGCTGCGCAACCTCGAGCGGCTGATCGACGACCCGCCTCCGTTGCTGTCCTTGGTGATCGTGGCCAACGGCACCGGGATCCTGGTGGCGCACCCGATGTTCATGCCCGACGGCCGCACCCTCGAGGAGCACGAGGCCGCGCTGCGCCTGGTCCACACGGCCCTCGTCGGCATCGCTGCGAACTTCGAGCAGGAGATCGACCGGGTCGTGCGAGCCTCGGCCAAGCGACCATGAGGTGTGTCTCATGCTGAGGCGGGCTGGAGCGCGGGCCTCGCCGCCAGGGCGCGGCGCTACTGGGCGCTGCAGCTGGCCGCCGCCGGTGAGCTGCCGTGCTGCCGGTGCGGCGTGCCTGTCCACGTCGACGAGGCCTGGGACGTGGACCACGTGGTACCGCTGATCCAGGGTGGTGCGCTCGGCCTGGACAACCAGGCGATCAGCCACCGCCCGTGCAACCGCCGGCACGGCCAGGCCCTGGCCCACACCGGTGCGATCGTCCAGTCAGCAGCAGAGCGAGGGATCAGACCATGGTGAGCACGCCGTCCCTGGTGACCATCACCCAGGCCGAGATCTTCGAGCTGTGCAAGCGGCTCGGCCACGACCCGGCCAAGGTCGCCCGCATCACCATCGAGCCGCACGTCGTGGTCGTGGAGTACGAGCACCCGATCTCAGGCGTCGACCCGCTCGCCCGTGTCGACGTCGTCCAGCACATGACGATCAAGGGTGAACCAGCCCCGCCGATCGACGACGAACCGTGACACGCTCCGTCATCTTCGTGACGTACAGTGTTGATGATCTTTTGAGAGAAAAATTCTGAACACCGGCCTCTACACTCCACTTTTTCTCTCCCGGCGGTGATCATGGGCGCGGAGCCGCTGCACGCCAGCCCTGTCGAGGGCCGCGATACCGCCCGTGACCTGCTGCGATCGGGTGTCGAGGCGTTGCGTCAGCGGGAGTTGCCCCAGGCCTTCGCGTTCTGGGACGTCATCGGATCGAGCTCGGTTACGACGAGTGACGGAATCGGCGTGCCGGACTACGACGAGGTCGTCATCGTGGCCCCTCGCCGGTGCGGCAAGACCAGCGCCATCCAGGCCGGCCTGATCGGTCGCATGCTGCGGATCCCCGGCTACGTGATCATCACCACCGCGCAGACCGGCCTCAAGGCCCGGTTGCGGTTCTTCGACGTGGCGCAGCCGCTGCACCAGCGCAACCCCGAGGAGTGGCTGCTGTGGCAGGCCGCCGGGCGCGAGTGCCTGGAGTACGTGCCCACCGGTGCCCGCTGGTATGTCGTGGCACCCAAGGGCGACAAGTTCCGATCCGAGGGCGCTGACTGTGTGTGGGTCGACGAGGCCCAGGAGTTCGAGGACGAGGCCGCGGTCCTGGACCTGCAGGCCGGCATCGAACCGACGCTGGACACCGGCCCCTACCCGCAGCTGCTCATCTCCGGGACACCCAAGGGGAAGACCGGCCTGCTGTGGGACACGCTGCAGCGAGGCCTCGAGGGCGAGATCGGGATCGTCGAGTTCACCGCGAACAAGGAAGACGACGAGGACGACGAGACCGTCTGGCACCGGGTGCACCCCGGGATCGGCACCCTCACCACGATCGAGCGGATGCGCAAGCGCCGCAAGAAGCTGGGCCGCGTGCTGTTCGGCCAGGAGTACCTGTGCAAGTGGCAGGACGCCACCGCCACCCAGCTCATCCCCGCCGGCGGCTGGGCGGGCGCCTGCCGCGACGTGGCGCCGTCCCGGCCCGACCGCCTAGGCCTGGCCTACGAGGTCGCCGTAGACGGCAGCTACGGGGCTGTCGTGGGCGCCTGGCGCGACGGCGACGGCCGCGCCTGGTGGGAGCTGCTCGCCCTGCGCTCCGGCGCCGGGTGGCTGCCGATCTTCCTGGCCGACCTCGCCCGCCGCCGGCACCTGCCGATCTCCTACGACGCCATCGGGCAGAACCTGCAGGTAGCCGAGGCCCTCACCCGGGTCCGGCCGCGGCCGCGCCTGGACCCGCTGAACACCCGGCAGATGATCGCCTCGTGCCCGCCGATCTTCGACGAGCTGCACAGCGGCCGGATCCTGCACGTCGACCAGCCCGACCTGACCACCGCGATCGCCGCGGCCGCCAAGCGCTACATGCGCGACGGCGGATGGGTCTGGCACCGCGAGGCCGGCGGTCCCGCGATCGCCCCGCTGATCGCCGGGACCGTCGCCCTGGCCGCCTACGACCGGCTACCCGCCAAGGTCGAGACCCGCATCCACGTCATGACCTGAATCCGGAATCCGGATTCCGGGATCGGGGAAACGCCGCTGCTCAGCACGGGCCTAGCCATGATCGTTCGGGTACGCGCAGTGTGCCCCCGTGGGGATCTTCACCCGGACACGTGACGTCCTGGCGGCCGCGGCCGCGCTGGAGGCCAGCAACGTCACCCCGCACACCCCGGGCCGCTACCCGCAGGTGGCCTCGCCGATCGGCCCGCACATGCAGGTGCAGACCCTCTCGGTCTCGGCGCTGTTCCCCGGCGGCATCCCCGTCGTGGGCCGCGACGCCGCCTTGTCCCTGCCGCCGGTGGCCAAGGGACGCGACGCGATCCAGGCGATAGCGACCCTGCCGCTGAACGCCTACCGGGTCGAGGACCTCGTCCCGGCGCCGTGGCTGGCCCGCTCGTCGTACGGGTCGCCGTGGCTGCGGATGCAGGCCACCCTCGACGACCTGATCTTCGACGGCGCCGCCCTGTGGTGGATCGACCGCGGCACCCGCACGACGATCCTGGACGCCAGCTACGTCGAACGCGAGTCCTGGGAGATCGACCCCGACGGCCGGATCCTGGTCAACAGCGACACCGTCAGCCCCGAGCAGGTGTGCCTGTTCACCGGCCCGATCCCCGGCGGGCTGCTCACCCGCGGCCGCACCACGATCAGCGCCGGCCTGGACCTGGAGGCCACCTGGTCCGGGCGGGTCGCCTCACCCGCCCCGCTCGTCGAGCTGCACCAGACCACCGACGACACCCTCGAGCCCGAAGAGATCCAGGCGATGCTGACCAGCTGGTCAACGGCGCGCCGTTCCCTGACCGGCGCCGTCGCCTACACCCCCGCGCACATCCAGGCGATCATCCACGGCCAGTCGATGTCCGACCTGCTGATCGCCGCCCGCAACCAGCTGGCCGTCGACATCGCCTCACACATGGGCCTGCCGGTCTCCACGACGAACGCCTCGCTCGCCACGTCGACGCTGACCTACAAGACCCAGTCGACCGAGACCACCGCCCTGACCGAGGCGCTGATCCCGTGGCACACCTCGGTCACCGCACGCCTGTCCGAGGACGACATCACCGCGGCCGGCACCCGCATCGCCTTCGACACCAGCCGCTTCGCCGCGCCCACCGGCGCACAGACCGAGGACTGACCATGAGACTCCACGGCACCCTGCTCGCCGCCGACCAGGCCTCCCGGATCCTGCGCTACCGCCTGCTGCCCTTCGATGAGGCCGGGTTCACCAGCGTCGGGAAGGTCACCGCCTCGGCCGGCTGCCTGCAGTACGCGCCCGCCGAGGAGTTCGTGCTGAACCTCGAGCACGACAAGCACCGGCCCCTGGGCCGCGGCGTCGAGCTGGCCGAGACCCCCGCCGGCGTCGACCTCGCGGTGCGCATTCTGGCCACCAGCGCCGGGGACGATCTGCTCGTCGAGGCCGCCGAGGGTGTCCGCACCGGCATCAGCGTCGAGGTCGACGACCCCATCGTGCGCGGCGGCCGCCTGCTCGGCGGCCTGGTCTCCGGCGGCGGCGCCGTGGTCGACCCCGCCTTCACCTCCGCGCGCCTGGTCGCCTCCGAACTGGACGACGCCCCCGACGAGGGCACCCCGACATCACCCGACACGTCACCTGACATGTCAGGTGACGGCACTGCTGTGACCAGCGAGAACGACCCCGACAAGGACGACACGTCACCTGACACGGATGACGACGAGGACGACGAGGACGACGAGAAGGAAGGGTCCGACATGGACACCGACACCGTGGCGACGGCCCCGAAGCTCGCCGCCAACCGCAAGCGCCAGCCCGACAAGCCGCTCACCTTCATGCAGGCCATGCACGCCATCGTGCGACTCAAGGCCGGCGACAACTCCGAACTGGCCCGCCTGGAGCCCGCCGCGCAGCTGTTCGCCGCGTTCGGTGACGCGACCACCTCGGTCACCTCGAGCGACGTCGACGCCGCCAGCCAGCCCCAGTGGCTCGGCGAGGTGTGGTCCCCCGCCGAGTTCACCCGCCGGGTCATCCCCCTGATCTCCAGCGCCCCGCTGACGTCGCTGCGGATGCAGGGCTTCAAGTGGGTCGAGAAGCCCACCGTCGCCAAGTACCCCGGCGCGATCGCCGAGATCAACTCCACGCCGGTTTCACTGGCGCCGGTGAACGAGGCCGCGCAGCGCTGGGCCGGCGGCAACCGCCTCGACCGGGCCATCTTCGACTTCCCCGACGCGGGCGTGCTCGCCTCGTACCTGCGGATGCTGAACCTCGACTACGCCCAGAAGACCGACCTGGACTGCCTGCAGGTCCTGCTCGCCGAGGCCACCGCGGTCACCCCCGGCGCCGTGCCTTCGGGGCAGACCGCCGGGTGGGCCGCCCTGGTCGACGCCGCCCTCGCGCTGGTCGACTACGGCACCCCGGGCTTCGCGATCGTCGCCAAGGACCTGTGGCGTGACATGGCGTTCACCACCCAGGACGACGCCCTCTCGTTCCTGACCCAGTCGCTCGGCCTGACCGAGGGCACCATCGCCGGGTTCCGGATCGTCGTGCACCCCGACATCCCGGACGGCCAGGTCCTGGCCGGCATCAAGGCCGCCGCCACCCACTACGAGCTGCCCGGCTCCCCGCTGCGCGTGAACGCCGCTGCGATCGCCGTCGGCTCAATTGATGAAGCCGTACACGGATACGACGGCACGATCGTCCACGACCCCCGCGGCCTGGCCCTGGTCTCCACCATCGTCGTGCCCCTCACCGCCGCCGAGAAGTCCAAGGCCGACAAGGGCTGACAGGCATGACGTGTCACTGACATGTCAGGTGACGTGACTGGGCGAGGGAGGTGGGCAGGTGCCACTGATCGGGTGGGTCGACACCGAAGGGATCGCGGGTCTGTGGCCAGACTCGGTGACCCTGGAGGAGGTCGACGTCGAGGCGTTCCTGCGCTCGGCCTACGAGCAGGTGGTCGTGTACGCGCCCGCATTGCCAGACGGAGCGGTCGTGCCTGAGCGGTACCGGCAGGGCCAGCTGGCCCAGGCCCGCGACAACTACGCCGCGACCCGCTCCGGGGACGGCGAGGTGATCGGCTTCAACGGCGACTACGCGATCCGCGTACGGCCCCTGTCCACCCAGGTCAAGCAGCTCCTGCGGCCGCGGCCCGCCGTCCCCCGGGTCGGGTGAGCCATGTCGGCGCTCACCGAGGTCATCGCCGTCCTGGAGCCGCTGACGTGGCCGGTGCTGGGCCGGCTGCCGGACAACATCACCGGCATCACCCTGGCCGTGACCGTCGCCAACGTCGAGCACAACCCGCAGCTGCCGATGAAGTGCCGCGACTGGACCCTCAACGTCCTGGTCCTGTCGCCGCTGCAGGACCCCGAGCAGGCCGACCTCGAGCTCGAGGACGCGCTCGACCAGGTCCTCGACGCGGTCGACGCCGCGCAGCCGCTGCGCTGGACGACGTCAGAGCGGGTCGTGCTGGACGAGAAGTACAACGCCCACCGGATCTCGGTGGTCATCACCATGCAGCCAGAAGAGGGAGCGCAGCCATGACCGTTGTACCCGTAGCGCCGATCGTCCTGAAGGACGTGACCCTACTCATCGGCACCGACAACTTCGAGATGCACGTCTCCCAGGTGGAGTTCGTGCCGACCGCGCAGATGCAGACGTGGAAGGGCCTGACCCCGGCCGCCGTGTTCACCGACCAGGCCGCCCCGACCTGGGTCTGCAACCTCGGCTACGCCCAGGACTGGTCCAGCGCCGCGACCCTGTCCAGCTACCTCTACGCCAACCAGGGCCAGCTCAAGTCGGTGAAGTTCAAGCCCGACATCAACACGGCGCAGGCCGAATGGGACGCCGACCTCATCATCAGCGCCGGCCAGATCGGCGGCACCGTCGACACGTTCAGCGTCGGCTCCGTCAGCCTCGGCGTGCAGGGAGTCCCCGTCCCGACCTACCCCGTCGTGGCCGCCGACACCAAGGCCGCCAAGGCCGCCAAGGCCTGACAGGGCTCCTGTCGTGGTCGTGTCGGTCGGGGACGACCGGGTGATGCAGGCCGCCGTGCTCGCGTTCAAGGCGGCCGACCGAGCGCTGCGCAAGGACATCAACGACGCGACCCGCACCACGTTCAACCAGCCGTGGAAGACCGGCATCGAGCAGCGGGTCCGGACCCCGCTGGAGCGCCGGGTCCTGGTCCCCGGCGCCCGGATCGCCGCCGGCAACCCGCCGTCGTTCGTCGCCGCGAGCTCGACCCGGGCACTGCCCGGCGGCCTGGTCCCCGCCGTCCAGTGGCCGGCCGTGGAGTTCGGCGCCGACCGGTCCCGCATGAAGGGCCGCCGGCACACCACCCGCCAGCTGCCGGCCCGCCGCCGCCGAGGCCCCGTGTTCGAGACCCTCGCCGACATGACCGACCGGGTCCCCCGGCTCTGGGCGCAGCTGATCGTCAAGGCGTACTGCGACGCCGCCGACGAGAGCAGGTGACCTGAGTGCCGATCAAGATCCCTTTCGTAGCCGACGTCACCGACTTCCTGCGCGGCACCCGCTCGGTCACCGACTCCCTCGACGACGTAGCCGACAGCCTCGACGACATCAGCACCGCCGGCGGTGACGTCGATTCCCAGGTGGGTGGAGACCTCGACGCGGTCGCCGACGCCGCCGAGGATTCCGCCGACCGGATCCGCCGATCCTTCCGCGACGCCTTCGACGACGTCGAGGCCGCCGGGCGGACCAGCACCCAGCGGGTCTCCGCCGACGTCGACGACGTCGGCGACTCCGGATCCCAGACGCTGCGCGAGTTCAACGACGAGGCCAAGGCGAATGTCGCCGAGACCGTCACCTCGTTCGACGGTTCCGCGAGCTCGGCGGTCGACGCCATCCAGGGCACCTTCGGCGGCCTGGTCTCCGCGCTCGGTCCCGCCGGCATGGTCGGGGCTGCCGCGATCGGCGTCGGGATCGGCCTGGCCCGCAACCTGTTCTCCAAGAGTCAGGAGGCCGCCGAGGAGTTCAAGGCCCGGGTCCTGACGATCTTCGATGAGCTGCGCGAGAGCGGTGACATCAGCCCTGAGTTCAAGATGGACACCCTCGCCGGGATCATCAGCGACGCCGAGGAGCTCAAGCGGGCGTTCGACGTCGACAACATCGATGACTTCAAGGCCGTCCTGGATCAGACGGGGCTGAGCAGCCGGCAGCTGCAGACCTATTTCAGCGGCCTGACCGGTGACGCCGGGGAGCTCGCCGGCGCGCAGACCCTGCTCACCCAGGAGATGCGGTTCCTGCAGTCCGCGATGAACGACCCCTCCGCGACCCTGTCTCAGCAGGGCCAGGTCCGCCAGCAGATCACCGCGATCAGCACCCTGCAGACCGCGCTGCGCGATCAGGGCAACGCCTACGGCGACGCCCGCGCGAAGCAGGAACTGCTCAACGACCTGATGCCGAAGACCGCCGACGCGACCGACGACAACACCGACGCGACCGACGACAACACCGTCGCCCTGGTCGACAACAACGAACAGTTGCGGATCGCCGCCGGGCTGCGCGCCGACGCGGTCACCAGCGAGCTCGACATGCGCGACGCCCTCGACGCCGTCGGGCAGGCCCGCAAGGACAACGGCACGTCACTGAGCAGGAACACCGCCGCGGGGCGCGACAACCTCCGCTCAGTGCAGGACGCCATGAAGGGCATCCAGCAGTACGGCGATGCCCTGGTCGACAGTGGCGCCAGCTCCGACGTAGCCACCAGGAAGATGAAGACTCAGGAGGACGTGCTGGTCAAGCAGGTCGCGAAGGCGTTCGGCATCACTGAGGAGAAGGCCGCGCACTTCGTCGCCACCCTCGGCGGGATCCCGCCGGCCAAGAAGACCAAGGTCACCGTCACCGACGACGGCACCGCGAAGACCACCAAGGACGCCGTCGACAAGGCCGCCGCCGACCAGACCGCCACCGTGAAGGTGTCCCCGGACATGGCCGGCGTCGACAAGGACCTCAACGATTGGTTCTCCCGGCACACGTACAAGGTCAACGTCGAGCCGAAGCCGACGCAGGCCAAGCTTGGTAAGCCGGTGCCGGTGTGACCGCGACCCTGGAGATCACCTTCGTCCTGCCGGAGCGGGTGCACCTGCGGCTGCTGAACCCCGACGGGTACACCATCACCCGGATCATGCGCGCCGACGCCAACGGCACCCGGACCGTGCGGACCCTGACCGGGCTGCTGCCCTCGGCGGCCGCCGTCCTGGACGTCGACGACTTCGAGTACGCCCTGGCCGGCACCGAGGTCGTCTACACCGCCTACCGGGACACCGACGCCGTGGCCGCCACCGTCACCATGCCGACCGGGGTGACCCCGCACGTGGTGATCCTCGCCGCGCCGTTGTACCCCTCCGACGGCGTCGTGCTCGCCGACGGCAGCCTCGACCCCGCAGCGATCACCTTCGCGATCACCTGGGATTCCACCCGCACCGGACGCACCACCCTGCACGACATCCTCGGCAGGCCGGACCCGATCGCCGTCCTGCGCGCGGCCGCGCTGCAGGCCGGCACCATCACCCTGATCTGCCCGGACTACGCCACCGTCAAGGACCTCGGCGCGCACCTGAGCAACCCGCGGGTGTTCATGCTGCGCCAGGCCGACGTGCCCGGCCTGGACATGTACTTCGTCGTGACCGGCCTCAACCCCTCGAACCTCGACACCGCCCCGCACTGGCAGCTGCTCGTCAACTTCGCCGAGGTCGCCTGGCCGAACGGCGGCTACGTGCCCGTCGCCGTCTGGACCTACGCCGACCTGGCCAGCAGCTACCCCGACTACAACGCGGTCGCCTCCCAGTTCGTCGACTACCTCGCCGTCCTCGAGCACCGGCCCACGCCATGACGGCGACCGCGGCCACGACACCCTGGGACGGGTCGGCCGAGACGCTGATCCGCCAGTCCCTGCAGCACGTCTACACCGTGCGGTTCTTCACCTCAGCAGACGTCGAGATCACCGGCCTGCACATCACCTCGTGCGTCGTGCGCCTCGACGAGTACTGGTCGCCCTACCTGCAGGCAACGGTGACCGCCGTCACCCCCGACGCCGCCACCCTCGCGCTGCTCGACCCCCGGCTGAGGGTCTCGGTCCAGATCACCGCCGGCTACGTGCTGCCCGGCGGCCTGGCCGACGCCCACCTGCTCGGCGCCGGCTACCTCGCCCGCCGCACGTTCGAGCAGCCCGCCAACGAGGTCACCCTCGAGGTCGCCGGCGCCGAGTACCTCTACGAGAACTGGCGGGACCTGACCGGCAACGACTGGTACCCGGCACTGTGGAACGCCTCGACACCCGCGCGGAATGCGGTCAATGACTGCCTGACGTCCTGCAGGGCGGTCCAGGACACGACCGCC